TCTTTTGCTAGGCTCAAGGCTCTAGCTCCAGAATATATGGACATGCCTCTCCCTCCGAGGGGGGTAGCCATGATAAACGAAGTTCCACCGTTCGTATTATGGCTCATATGCCATGATATTTGACCACTGGATAGCCCTATTTGATTACCCTTTGTAACCTTAAGCTCGATCCAAAACTGTCCTCTACGCTCATCTATGAGCTTATAAACAGCAAGCACATCTGGAAGTCCTAGAGGAGTAACAGCTTCAATTCTTGTTAAGGTTATTTTTGTAAACTTATCCTTGATCCTTTTCCAGAATCGGCTCTCTGGTTTTGTTGTCATCTATCTCTTCAAAGCTCCCTTCAACGGACAATCTCTTGTCCATATCACTTAATAATTTATCAACTTCTTCACGATTCAATTGGTCAATACTACCATGCATAATCTCTTTGCGATCAATATATAAACCTGCTACTTGACCTCTAGACTTCTCAGCCGTAACGGCAGCATTCCAATTGCCCTTCTCCTCAGCACCTACACTTAATTGATGTAATCTTTTTAAATGTTTGTGAAGATTAACCTCGTATTTCTTTTCCTCTTGGTTGCGAAGTTCTCTTATGTATTCCATACAGCCTGGATGACGTCTAAGTTCCGAAGCTTCTTGCTTTGCCCTATTCTCTGAGTATCCAGCTTCTATTGCACATTGAGAAGCTGTTTTTGTATCGCCTTCTTGAACAAATAATAAGCAAAACTTAATTTGTTTTGGTGTTAATTTGTCTCTTAATTTATCTATATTCATTATTGTTTTATATAATACATATGGGATATTTACTCAAGCGCTACATCGTTCTACATTTGTTCACGGTAAAATCAAGGTAAAAAAGAGGTGTTTTTAGAGGTGTTTTTAACAACAGAAAAAAAGTTTTTTGGCAGAAAACTAGGAAAACACCGCTACACCACTTTTCCAAAAGTAGCGATCACGTAGCGGTTCAAAACAGATTAAATTATTAATATATATATATTATTTACACACCGCTACACCGCTACACCGCTACACCTACTTTTACTAATGTTAATTATAAATTTAGTATAAAAAAAAACTATACTGTTTCATTGCATAATAAATTTTAAACTGTATAGATAGTGTCTTATTCACTCCCTCCCCTATACTGATTAAACCAGTGTAGGGGTTTTTTATTTGACACTTGTATTTGTATGGGATAATTACTATATTAGTAATTAATCAAAAGGAGAGTAATATGAACTTTGAAAATGACTCAAAAGTAGCTGGGTATGTGTATTCCACTACAAATTATGAACAATTTAGTTTCATAGAAGAAAACAGAGATATAAAAGGGTTAGAATCTCTAAGAAAATCAATAGAAAAACATGGTTGGCTTATGTCACCGGGAACCGTGAACCATCGAGGAGAACTCATTGATGGTCAAACAAGATTAACAGTAGCAAAAGAACTAGATCTTCCTTTTTATTTTGTTATTGACCCAAAAGCTAGATCAAAGAAGGCTACCGTTAATGCTTTAATCGGACTTAATGCAGCTAGAAGACAGTGGAAAATGGAAGATTGGTTAAAGCTTTATGTTAAACAAGGCTACCAGGAGTATCTTATCTATGAATCACTACAAAAAAGGTATGCATTTGATATGTGGAGTACCTTGTTTTTATTTTGTAGAACCAAGGGCCTTCGAGGAAGATCCGTGATCCGTGATAAATTTATTCAAGGAGAACTTCGCATTGAAACTTTAGAAAAAGGAAAAAAATTCGCAAAACAAATCTATGATATTGAACCCTACTATCACAACTTTAAAAGACGTGCTTTTGTTCAAGCAATGATTCGTGTGATGAATGATCCTTTATATAATCACAAAAGATTTATGTCTAATTTAGAAAAAGTGCGAGACAAATTGTATGATTGTAGCGGTGTTGGTGACTACTTGAAAAGAATTCAAGATGTCATGAACTATGGCCAATTAAAAAATAGAAGAGTTGATTTTTACAGCAGATGGAATGAGCCAGAGGCCTTGTTTCAATTATCAGCATAGGAGAATACAATGCATAAACTTGATCTTGATATAGATGTTTTACAATCAAAAAAGGGTAAGAAAGCTTATTATACAAGAAGATCCTTGCACAATAAGTACAAAGAATCCATAAATAGAATACATGAAAGCAGTAAATTTCACCGTGATCTTAAAAAACTTATATCCTTTGTACAAGAAAGTAATGATGACCGTAATGCTATGTTTCAGCGCATTCAATTACTTAACTTGTCTGTTAAGAAAAGAAAAAAAGAACTTGACCTTGAAAGAAGGGAAATTAAGGAAGCATTAGATAAACTTGATCAAATATTAAAAGGAGAGAAAGATGAGTAAGACAGGAGCGTGGGCCTTGGACCATCAAGAAAAAGAACGAGAACAATGGAACATATCTATCTTAACTAAGACAATTGTCGTTAAAATAAAAGGCCAATGGCAATTACTCCAAGTAGAAGATGGAAGAGTATTTACAGGCGAAGATCATAATATAAAAGCTATTAAATACTTTAATAAAAAGGTAAAAGAAAATAATGTTAGCTAACATTTTACTAGGACTAATACTCTTAGTCCTAGTTTTTATAGCACTAATGATTTTTATAGCAGGAGAGAGATACTTTGGATCTAAAAAATGATAGGTACTTTGGCACTTTAAGACCAGAACATGACAAAACACCTAAGCTTGTAATCTTATCGCTTGGAGCTGGGGTTCAATCATCAACCATGGCACTAATGGCAGCAGAAGGACATATCAAACCTATGCCTGACTGTGCAATTTTTGCCGACACAGGATATGAACCTCCTGGAGTCTATGAGTATTTAGATTGGTTAGAAAAGCAACTACCTTTCCCAGTATACCGAGTGATGAAGGGAAATATTCGTGATGATATGGTCAACTCCGTGGACAATGGGACAAGATTCCCTACCGCTCCGTTCTTTACAGTCAATGCAGAGACCGGGAAGAAGGGAATGTTGATGCGTCAATGCACAAACGATTACAAGATTCAACCAATTAGAAAGAAGATCCGTGAGCTATTAGGCGTGGGATACTACAAACACGTCAAGAAAAATGTATGGGTGGAGCAATGGATAGGAATATCAACGGATGAGATTGCAAGAATGAAACCTGCAAGAGATAAATACATCATCAATCGTTGGCCTTTATTAGAATTAAATATCAATAGAAGACAATGCCAAGATTGGTTTGAGAAGCGTGGGCATAGAAAACCTACCAAGTCAGCGTGTATCTGCTGCCCCTTCCATGATGATGCGCATTGGCAAGACATGAAGGACAATCGCCCGGAAGAATTTGCGGACGCTGTAGACTTCGATAAGAAGATTAGGAACGGATCACGGAATGTAAAAGACGCTTTGTTCTTGCACCGATCAGCACAACCACTTGACCAGGTAAAGTTCAAACCAAAAAAAGAACAATATGATATGTTTGATAATGTCTGTGAAGGTATGTGTGGGGTATAGAACAATCCCTTTATCACTCAAAGCTGCGAACGACTTCGTTACATCACATCATAGACACAATAAGAAAACGGCCGGGCACAAATTCAGCTTAGGCGTTCTTAAAGAAAATGAATTAGTAGGTGTAGCAATATGCGGCAGACCAGTGGCAAGGGCCTTGGATAATGGAGCAACACTAGAAATCCTACGAGTATGTATTAAAGATCCAGCTCCACGCAATGCGTGTTCGTATCTCTATGCGAGGTGTGAAAAAGTATGGAGGGCCATGGGTGGTGAAAAGATAATCACCTATACCTTGGAGACTGAACCGGGTAGCAGCTTGAAAGCAGTCAATTGGAAAGTGATGGGGCAAACAATAAAACGATCACCAAAGAATAGATGGAATACCAGGCGATCAGATCACAGTGGATACAAAGAAAAAAGAGAAGAACAAGTCGCTGATTCTTTTATCAAGAATCGTTGGGAGAAACTTCTAATCGAAGAACCACTTCGGATCTTCAACGATAGGTCTGAGGATCTTGCGTAGTGATTCCTTACCCTCCTCACAAATAGTCAACCACTCCTCAACAGTGTAGCTGCGATTGTGTTTCGGATTCCAAAATTCAATAGATAAGTTGTTACATTTAAAGCAACGATTGATAGATCTAATTGGGCTATCAGGTAAACGTAATGGCATAATACCGCCTTTGTTAGCCGCATTATAAGATATTTTCTAAAAAAATTCAAGTGTTATGGGGGAGGTTTACAGCACTCCCCCTGATTGCACACATTGATGATTTAACAGGCCATAATTACCGTGGCAAAGATTACTAAAACCACGTTTGAGGAAACCTGAACCATCCTCGTCTAAATTTAGGCTTTAAACACAGCGTGTGTATCGCCGCTGGAAGCCCTTCCTCAAATTTTAAAAGGGCGGTTCGCCCTTAAACTCGACAACAGGTTTACTCTGGATGAATTTTGTAGTTTTTGAATGATTCTGGATCAAGTGGTGGTCCGTAGTAATAGGTTGTTGTTTCATCCGAAACCCCTTCACTCCAGGTTTGTTGGTAGTACTTATTTTGAATGAGCTCCCCTTGTGAGTGACAAACCTTACACTGCTCAATGGCTTGTTCGCTCTCGAATCTAACTTTAACATATCCATTTCCTTTACAATTATGACAAACAATCATCACCAACTCCTTTGATGTGTATCATAATACTTTATAATTTTTTCATACTCTGCTTTTCTTCTTTTAGGTTTTACATCTTTAACAGCTTGATGACCTCTCTTTAATCTACGTCTATAAACAGCTCCTAGTACAGAGTTCTTACTACGGCCAAAGATAGTGCCTATCTGCGAGTAAGAATATTTTTCTTTTAACTTTTCAATTAGATCTAATTCGCGATCCGTGTACCGTTTTTGAATTCCGCTTCTCATGTATACCTCCTTATTATAATTTTATACAAGCGCTCCCATCTCAAGCGAGTAGCAACCTCTTTACCATTGCGTGGTTCCCTGGTTGCTACCTTGGAAACTTTTTCGTATTCCTTCATGAGCCTAGTTCTAAGAGTATTCTTCTTAACCACGATTCCTCCTTCGTAATTTCATAATAATACCAGGTGCAGTATTGTTTATCTCCCAAGCAATCTCTCATATAACTTTGATAGGGAGAGAAATAGATCACCATTGCCGTGCTAATGACAATCGCAATAGCGATCCATTTCATTATGCTGCACTCTTTAGTTCTTTTTTAACAGTTGGTTTTTGTTTTTGCCATTCTTGATCTACTAACATAGAGATCACCGCTCCGATTGAGCGATGTGAATGACTAGCAATTATCTTTGCTTTGTTGTAGGTTTCCATTTTCGTGGCAACCGATTTATATTTACTTGTGTCCATTAGGACTCCTTTCTTTTCTTAATGGGTTCAATAACCCAGTTCTTAACATCTTCCCCCATCACCTCACTTGCGATGTCAATCTTACTACGAAGACTACGCACAATCTTTTCATCAACTGTACCTTCAGCTATCATATCAACGTAAGTAACTTTATTTACTTGGCCAATACGATGCGCTCTATCTTCTGATTGCATCCTCTTCTCTAAATCATATGAGTTAGAATAATATACAACAGTATGAGCTGCGGTTAGTGTTAAACCATAACCACCTGTTGAAGGATTACCTACAAAATATTTTAGAGAAGAATTCTTATCTTGAAACTTTTCAACAATGTCCTGGCGATCTTTATCTTTTGTATCACCATAGTATGTAGCAACAGAATTCGATCCAAATTTTTCCGATAATGTTTGTTGAATATTTTTAATATCAAATCTGTAGTTCGCCCAAATAATTACTTTGCCATCTACTTCATCAAGAATGTTGAGTAGTTCATTCATGCGATTACTTTTTATTTCTTTTGTTGTTCCATCATCAAATGTTATGTGCCCACAAGTTATCTGGTGTAAACGTATAAGTGCTGCCAAGGTACTAAGACTTGTCATTGTCTTACCATCCATCTCTGTAATATTAAAACGTCTCATCTCTTCATACGCTTTCACTTGCTCTGTTGTAAGAGATATCGTTCTTGTTGTATAAATTTTTTCTGGTAGATCCAAACAGTCCTCCTTTAATACCCGGTAAGAGTATTGATCTATAATTGTATTTAATTCTGGTAGCCGTTGAAATCCTACAACTAGGTTCGTGGACCGTGTTCCAAAATTCCTGCGTACCATCACCGCGTACCGAGATTTAAACGCCCAATAATTTTGGCGTGTAATATTAGGACTTAAAAATTCTAACTGCGCATACACATCCAATGGATTTTTTGTAACAGGAGAACCTGTCATGATGCGTCTTATCTTAGCTAACTTACTGATTTTTATAGCGTTTTTAGTGCGTGAAGCTGTTGGTGTTTTGAT